GTGAACGCGAGGGGCCTTTAAGGGCCCTACCCCCTAGGAGCGCCTAGGAGCCGTCTAGACGTGGAATCCGATCGCCTGCGTCTCGACCTCGGGCTCCGGCTCGGGTTCCTCACGTTCGGCGTCAGACAGGTAATCGGCGGCGTTCTGCGCCAGCGCTGCAAGCCCAGCGACCAGGGCTGCAGCCAGCGCTAGCGTCCACGCTCGAGCCAGCACCTGCGTGAACCCGGACACCTGAACAGCCACCATCGACCCCGCCAGCGTCTGAAGCGCCGTGCGGATGCCACGCAGCGTGCCGTACAGGAGTGCTGCCTTGAGCCGCTTGGCGATCAACGTTGTCCCTTTCGGCTGTTGCACGTCCGGCATGCCGGCCGCAGGTTGTTCAAACTGTCGTCACCACCTCGAGCCTTAGGTACCAGGTGGTCGACCGTGTCGGCGTAGGCGCCACAGCGGTAGCAGCTGCGTCCCCAGACCTCAAACACCTGGAGCCTCAAGGCTCGCCAACCCGGGGGCTTGCGCCAACGGCTAGGACGACTGTCGATCCGGTGCTCGGGACAGCGATCGCCGTCGGACAGCGCACCACAGGTCAGGCACGGGCGCTGGAGCCTTACCAACCCAACGTCCAGGAGTACAGGGCACATAGCCGAGCCCGTACTACCGGGGGCCAGTTGCACTCGTGGGCAAGCTCGTCAAGTACCAAAGCCCACGGGCGCACGAACCAGCGAACGATCCTCACGCCGTGTCCTTGAGCCAAGCCAGCAGACACTCCTGCGAGCACGCCTCGATCGTGATCAACTCCATCGGATCGTCGCTATAGCGCCCGTCACCGAACGGGAGCTCAGTCACGCGCCAACCCTCGGCGGGGTCGTACAGGCCGCCGCACTCGGGGCACCAAGCGATCGGGCCTTGGCTGCTCACGCGTCGCCTCCCGACACACGCCGAATGTCCTCTACATCCTTGCCTAGAATGTAGGCCGCGGCCTCGACGAGATCACCGAGCAAGGCTTGACGAGCTCGGGCAAGATCTTCGACGAAAGTCGAACGTGAGTCGTTCATGCGCTAGTCCACAGCTTGTCGTAGCTCATGCGCTTGTCTGGACCCGGCCCTCGTACGGCGCTGCACCGAACGCGTAGACCGAGCCGTCGGAGGCGAGGATGTAGTAGCCGACCCGACCGTCGGGTAGGACGACTGGGCTCAGGCCAAGGGGCTTCACGTTGGGCTGGAGCGCTGCGTTGGGCTTCTCGGACACGGGGCCCTCCTGGGCTCGGGCTGCGGCTAGGGCAAAGGACAGAACACTGGTCTCGTGACCGGGGCATGCTGTGGACGCCTTGGGAAGCTCCCGATGGCCGAAAATCGCCGGCCTGGGTGCCAACCACCCAAGGCGAACGCCAGCGGCCACGAGCTCAGCAAACGTCTGACGTTGGGCATCCGTGGGCTCACGTTCGCTGTAGGTGCCCAAGAGCGCAATGCCCACCGACCGACCGTTAAACCCCTCGGCGTGGGCACCCTGGACGCCCCAGCCTCGGCCCTCGAACGCCCGGCCGTCCTCGGACACGAGCCAGTTGTAGCCTATGTCCGACCAGCCCTTGGCCTGGTGGTAACGCTGGATGCCCCGGACGATCGCCGACGCGAAAGGCCCGGAGGCCGTAACCGTGTGGTGGAGCACCACGGTGCCCTGAGCGGGCGCCAGCGGACTGGACGATTTGGGCGCCGCTGCGCCCCACTCGGCTCGGCTGATAACGATCACGCCTGCACCCGGCGCTTACCCGAACCGTACGCCCCCATGCAGAGTAGTGAGCAGAACATCAACGAGTCGCCTGCCGCCAGCCGATGACCGGGCTGACGTTCCGACCGCCACCAACCCCCCGGCAACCGCCCCAGCGTCTCAAACGGCGACGGCGCTACATCGAACCGCCCGCACTGATCACATCGAACCCAGTAGGTCACTCCGGCCCTCCTCGAATCTTGTCCCGGGCAAGCTCGACAAGCCGGGCGATCAGTTCTGGCGTGAGCCTCGAGCGCCTACGCGCCATCAGCTCTACGGTGTCGTGGCACGTCGGGCACAGGATCACGACCCACTGATCCTCGGGGTCGTTGCGGACCCCGAACCTGTGGTGCCCGTGCAGACCCTTGAGCGCCTTACGCCCGCAGGCCTCGCACGCGTTGCCGGCGGCCTCCAGGGCTTGTTGCCTGCGAGCTCGCCAGGCCGGCGAACGATAGTGCGCTGCCTGAGCCGATGAAACGTGATGCGTGGCCAACGCTGGGAGCCTTCCGTTTAACGGGATAGACCAGCGTTGGCCAATCCGGGGCTTGAAACGCTTCAGGCGTTTCTGCGACGCCCTGGGTGCCGGGGTGGTGGGCCGGGACGGGCTGGGTGGGCCCGGGAGCAAAACCTCTCTCCATAGACGTGAAATCCGTTACATCGGCCCCTAGCGTCTAACGCTAGCTCTAGTAGACCCCGTTAACGCCCGGCCTCCAGCCCCGACGACCCAGGGGAGACCTACGGACGCTGAAGCGCTTGCGCTAGACGGCAAACGACCCGACCGTTAGGGCCGGGTCGCTCACGTGTGCGTTAGGTACTAGAGCTAGAGGCTAGTGCTGGCAGGGCCGGTAGACGGGGCCGGTCGCCGTGTCGACGTGGCAGATGTCGGGCGGGGGCGTCAGGGGCGGCGGGGCCAGGCCGCAGGTGGCCAGGGTCAGCGCCAGGGCGGGCGCCAGCGCTAGAAACCGGGCCTGACCTGCCCGTTGTATAGTTATGCACCGGCGCCGGGGGCTCATGCAGCCACCCGCCCCTCGGACTCGACGGCCCGGCGAACCTGAGCCAGCACGGCGGCGAGCTCGTCCAGGGTGTCTAGGACGCCCCCCGGTACCTCGGTACCGGGGGCCTTGACCAGCGCTAGCAGCTTGCGTCCGACGGCCAAGGCCTTCTCGACCAGCGCCAGCGGGTCGGCCGCCCGTCGGTCCGGCCGCCGGCTCGCCGACCTCGGCCGCAGGCCCCGGGCCGCCAGCACCTCGCCGACGTGGTACCGGAGGTTGCGCTCGACCCGGGCAGCGGCGGCTCGGTCGGTCAGGCCGGCGCCGTCCAGCATCCGGCGGCGGGCGGCTAGGTAGCTGGCGCCGGTGCCGTCCAGGTCCTCGAGCGCCAGGCGTAGGTCGACGATGCGCTCGGCGGCGGTGCGGTAGGCGGCCGTCGCTCGGTCACCGGCGCTGACCGCTGACTTGAGCGCCTTCGTCGCTGCGTCCTCGGCGTCTAGCGCCAGCACGGGCCGCTCCTCTTGGCCCTGGGTCGCTGGGGTCGGAGGCCGGGCGCTAACGGGGTCCATCTGTCGCTTGGTTCGTGGCATGTCGCTCCCCTTCGGTCGGTCGGACCGGTTGCCCGACGCCACTCCCAGGGTAGCACGGGGTCACCCATCCGGTCTACCCCGAAAGTCCTACGAGCTCGGGACGTAAGTCCTATACAGTTTCAGGCTACAATGACCGACAATGTCAGCGTAGGCAGCCTACGGAGAGGAGTCGAGGATCATGCGAGGACACATTGGATCGAAGTTGGTGGCCGACGAGCGCTGGCCCGACGGCCGGGAGCACCGAGGCGAGCCCCGGACAGCGGGCGCTTGTCCCGAGCGATGCAGTTGCTCGACGTGCTGGTGCGAGTTTCTGACGTGGGCCAACGGGGCCCTCGACAAACGGGAGGTACAGGCGTGATCGAAACTGAGATCCGAGACGTGCTGGTGCGCATCGAAGAACTGTTGCGAACTCTGATCTTGGATCAGCGGGCGCATCAAACAGCTGTTGCCAAGATCCTACGAGGGAGCCGAGCGTGAGTGAGCGTCGAGAGGTGGCAGTCCAGTGTGTGCAGTGCAGCGCCCTGGCCAACGTCCCGGCTTCTGAGGTGCACGTCGCCCGGAACCCGGGGACTGGGGCGCCCGAGGCAGCGTTCGCCTGCCCGGCATGTGACGCCCCGAACGTGCGGGCGTTGACGCCCGAGCTACTGCTCGCGTTGGCCGAGGCCGGGGCGCCCGGGGCGGCGGAGGCGGCGACAACGTTGGAGCGTGATCAGATACGGGCGATCACGGAGAACGTCCGGGGGAAAGCCACAGGCGCCCCGTGGACCGCCCCGTCTCGCCCCACTGGCCCCCCGCTCACCCCCGACGACGAGCTCGACTTCGCCCTGGCGCTCGAGGTGTGCGCCGACCCGGCGGCCGCCGCCGCCTTGGGCCTATAAGAGGAGGCCGTCGGGGACTGTAACGGGAATCACGTCTATGGAAAGGGAGTGCACTTTGGTAAAGGACTTCGGGGCTTGGACCCCGTGGCGCACGGCAGGGAGCCCGTTGGTTAGCATCACGGCGGAGGGCCGGAGACGTGCTGAGCGGATACGGGCGAGCCTTCGGGGCGTCACCGAGTGGGAATTCGTCAACGCTCGGCCTAGTCGGATGGACAAGGACGGGGCCGACGTGCCTGATGGGTTTTCAGGGCGAGAGATGTACCCCGGCGAGTTGCTCAAGGATCCGGCGGCCGACCCAGAGCTCGATGCAATAGCGACCGAGTTCCTACGTCCGTCCGAGGAGGCTCGAGCGGCCACCGAGAGACAGCGGGTTGCCCGGGCTGTTGCCCGGCTGCGGGCCAACCGGCGGAAGCTGATCGCCGACCTGCTCGACGCCGGCCACACCGGGCCCAGCATCTGGGCACTGATCATGGTTTCTCCGCAGTACGCCGCCCGCACTGCTGAGGACCCGGCGTGGGAGGTCCCGGCGTGGGTGTCGGACGAGATACGGAGGCAACGACCATGAGCGAGCCGTGTTCGATCTGCGGGGACCCCGCATCCCAGTTCACGGAGAACCCATACGCCCTGGAGGTGTGGGGCGATGACGTGCTTGACTGGTACTGCGAGAAGTGCCTAGACGAATTTGCTGGGGACATCTAAACGCCAGCGGCCATAAGGGTCGTCGTCCTGTGGGAGGGCTGGGAGGGACGTTAAACAGTGCCAGCGCCGGACACCCTACCCGGCACCCCAACCTAGCCGGCCGAGGGGCCGGGGAACGGAGCACAGATGGCCAGTAGCAAGCAGCGCACGAAGGTCGAGGACAAGTTCGAGGGTGGCGAGGCGCACGACTTTGAGACCGGCGACCTGTCCGGCAAGTTCGTGGGCACCCGGCAGATCACCAATCAGTTCGGCGACAAGCTGATCCATGACTTCGAGACCGAGGCCGGCCCGAAGGTGATCTTCGGCCGGGCCATGTTGAACCGCCTCCTGGCGCAGGTCACGCCGGGGTCCGACGTCGATGTCGTCGAGACGGGCCGCCGGATCAAGACGGCCAGCGGCGGGTTGCTCAAGGAGTACGAGGTGTACACCGTCGACGCCTAATCGCTCAACGCTTAGCGCTTAGGACGAGCGTGCGGGGCGCCAAGCGTTAGCGCCCAGTCGAGTGCTTGTCGCCCGACTGGCGCCCCGCCCGAACGGACCCAAGCCCAACGAAAGGATCAAACGTGTGCGACGAGAACGCTTCTACTGGCTGCTGTGGCGACTCTGGTGGTGGCTCGACCTGCTCGCCTACTACGCAAGCGCCCGGTACCGCAGGCGATAGGCCGGCGAGCCTGACCGATCTACTTGGGCTGGTTGTGCACGAGTGGGCCTCGGAGGTCGGCGATACCTTGGCGGCGCTGACGGCCATCCTGGCCCCCACGCTGGCCGACGGCGGGCGAAAGCGGGCCGCCGGGCTCAAGCCGCACTGGCTCGAGGATGATGGGCATGCCACGGCATTGCTCCGTCACTGGGTGGCGGCTGAGTGTGCGTCTGGACCCGACCCCGACTCGGGCGCCTGTCCGTGGGCCCACGTCGCCGCCCGGGCCCTGATGCTGGCCGGACAGGCGCAGGCGAGGCGGGCGGCGGCCCGTGGCTAGCGCTCGTGTCCTGCTATTCGACTTCGAAACCACGGCCCTCGTCGCTGACTTCGGTACCATCATCGCCGTGGGCTGGAAGTGGCTCGACGAGCCCGACGTGCACGTCTGGACGGGGTCGCCCAGGTCGGACAAGGCACTGGTTCGGCGGTTCGCCGCCGTGTGGAACCAAGCGGACGTGCTCGTCGCCTACAACGGCGTCCGGTTCGACAGGCCCATGTTCTACGCCAAGCTCCTAGAGCACGGCCTGGAGCTCCCGGCGAACACGCCGTTCGTCGACCCGTACTTCACCGCCCGCTCGAACCTGCGCCTGAGCCGTAAGTCGCTCGACAACGTCGCCCGGTTCCTGGAGCTTGACGTCCAGAAGACGCCGGTGACGGGCCGGGTCTGGAAGGCGGCCACGCACGGGTCGCCGGCCGAGCGGCGCCAGGCGTTGACGTACATCGCCGAGCATTGCCGGCTGGACGTTCTGGTTCTGGAGCAGGTCTACCTCCGACTGCGACCTCTCATGCGCACGCACCCAAGGGTCGGGGCGCTCGAGGCTTGCCGACACTGCGGCGGGCTCCGGCTCCAGCGTCGGGGGTACCGGCCGCCGGTGGGCTCGGGCAGGTACCGCCGGCTTGTGCTCCAGTGCACTGGATGTCGGGCGTACGAGGTGCGGGCGCTAACGGCGGCCGAGCGGAAGGTGGTGGGTCAGGTTGCCTAACCGGAGCACCACGGACTTTTCGCTGAGCAAGACGGCGCGGGCGTCCATGCGTTCGGAGCGGATTCCCGGCACCCGGGTCGAGCACGTGCTGGTGGTCGAGATGTACCGCAAGCCGACCGGGGCCTACGGGCTGCGGCGCTGGACCGAGCGGCGGGAGGTGGCGTTGTGACGACGGACGAAGCGCTGGCGCTGGCCGACAGTCTGGCCTGGTGGGCTCAGCAAGATGGGGTGCACAGGGACCACGCAATCCCAGGGGAGAGTGAGCACTGCCAGACCTGCGCTCACTTTGACGATTTAGACGCCGCCGCCGCCGCACTCCGGGCGCTGGTGGCCGAGCGGGACTCGTGGCAAGCGAGCTACGAACGGGCTCGTGGAGAGCAGTTCGTCTCAGAGCAGCGTGCCGAGAAGGCCGAGCAGGAGCGGGACGAGGTAGCGAACGAGTTGATGTACGCCGAGCGGCGGGAACACGAAGCCGAGCAGGAGCGGGACCGACTGTTCCTTGAAAGCCAGCGATGGCATGGCGAGGCCGACCTGCTGCGGGCGGCGCTGGAGGGCATAGTCGGCGGACGCACTGGGCGGGATCGCTGGGCTGTTGACGATAGCGACTTTGCCGAGGGCTTGATGGAGCGGGCGCAGAAAGCCCTCGCCGCCAGCCGACCAGCTGAGGGGGCCGAATGACCGCCCGAGCCGACCGATCGTCCGACGCCCGGGGCCGGACCTACCTCGGCCCGGACGGAACCCGCTGGCCGAGCTTCACGACCCTAACGGGACTAGTGCCCGGGAAGGCCGCCGGCTTGACCGCCTGGCGTAAGCGTGTCGGCGACGCCGCCGCCGACGCCGTGCTGGCCGAGTCGATCGCCCACGGTAACAGGACCCACGATGCATTGGAGCTTGGCGACGGCTCCGGGCCGCCTGAGGTCGAGCGCTGGCTGGCCCGCAACTTCGCCGTGGTCTATGGGCGCGAGCTCACGCTGGCCGACAGCCGGCTACGGGCCGCCGGCACCGCCGACCTAGTTGGCCTGCTCGCCGACGGCCGGGTCGCCGTGCTGGACTGGAAGACGGGCGCCCGGCGTCCGGAGCACGCGCTCCAAGTGGTTGGGTACGGGGACTGCGATCTAGCCCTGGGTCCGGACGGGGCGTGGGAGCTCTGGACGCTCGACGTCGACGTTCACCTGGTCGGCTACATCGACCGGGACGGCGGGCTGAGCGTTCAGGTGGCAAGAGCCGACGACGCTACCCGGTCGGTCCTGGCCGGCCTACGGGCGTCGTGGGACTGGTACAGCGCCAGCCGTGGGGCCCTGCGTGCGTGGAAGGAAGGCGTTTGAGCTCGCAGGCGTCAAGCGCCCTCGTCGGCTTCGACACCGAGCGCCTGGCGTCCGGCGCCCTGGTCGTCGGGTGCCTCGACAGCGACGTAGCCACGACGAGCACCGCCGACGACGCAGAGCTAGCCCGGATCCTCAGCGGCGGGCGCTTCCTACCCCCTGGGTCGCCCGGGGTTGGAGGCCGGGCGTTAACGGGGTCCACCAGACTAGCCGTCCACAATAGCCCGTACGACCTGGGCCACGTCCCCGGCGGCGAGCGCACGATCGCTGGGATCGCCGACACGCTCGGGCTGTCCTGGCTCGACAACGAGCTTCCGCCGCACGGCCTCAAGCACCTGGCCCGGCGCAAGCTGGGCCGGTTCCTCGAGGACCCCATCAGCGTCGTGGCGGGCGTCGTGCTGTTCGACGGGGTCCCGATCGAGGACGCCGATCCGGCGGCCGTCGAGCGCTATTGTCGGGAGGACGCCGAGGCGACCCGGGACCTGGCGGCCTACTACCTCGACGGGCCGTACGCCCTGAGCCGCCGCCAGCAGCGCTGGTACTGGTCGGTCGAGGAGCCGCACCTCCGGTCCTGTATCGCTATGTCCCGGCGGGGCCTGCCGATCGATGTGGAGGCCGTGGCGCCCACGCTGACGCATGCCCGTCAGCAGTCAGCAGCGACCCTAGAATCGCTGCAGGCGCTCGCGGGCTGGGCCCTGAACCCAGGGAGCCCTGACCAGGTGTCGGCCTGGCTGTACGAGCCGTTCGTCGCCCGCCGTGAGCGACGGCTCGAGGGCCGGTTCTCCACGGGCCGTGAGCGCTGGCGCTGGCGTCGGATGCTGTACCCGGGCCTCGACCTGGACGGCGGCCCCGGCACTAGAGCCGACGACCTGGAGGACCTGGCTCACCCCGCCGCCGACGCCGTGCTGGCCTGGCGGGAGTGGGCGAAGCTGGTCGGCACGTACCTGGAGCCGACGGCCGCTCGGCTCGACAGCGCCGGCCGACTGCATCCCCGGATCAACCCGTGGGGTACGGTGACCGGTCGGCCGTCGTGCTCGGAGCCCAACCTATTCAACCTGCCGGCTCGGCGGGCGAGCGGTTCGCTGGTCCGGCGGTTGGTCAAGGCCCCACCCGGCCGACGGTTGGTCATCGCCGACTACAGCCAGCTCGAGCCCCGGCTGATGGCCCACCTGGCCGGGATGCCGGTGGCCGACGACGAGCACCAAGCGCTGGCTGACCGCCTCGAGATCAGCAGAACGCTAGCGAAGGAAGTCGGGCTGGCCAGCCGCTACGGCGCCGGGCCACGCAAGCTAGCGGCTCGGCTTCGGATCGGTGAGTCGGCCGCCCGGGCGTTCCTGGATGGGTTCTGGGAGTCGGCGCCGGCGCTGGCGGCCTGGCGGGCTCGGGTCGTCGACGACGTGCGAGCCAGCGGTCAGATCGAGCTCCCGAGCGGCCGGGTCCGGCACCTACCGGACGCACAGCTTCGTCGGTCGCCGCTGGCGGCACGGGCTCTCAGGCAAGCGGTCAATGTTTGGTGTCAAGGTACAGCGGCGGACGTGACCAAGGCAGCGGTTGCCGACCTCTGGCGGCGGGGCGTGGTCCCGGCGCTCCAGGTCTACGACTCGGTGGTCCTCGAGGTCGACGCCGCCGACGCCGAGGATGCAGGACGAGAGTTGACGCAGGTGATGAGCAGGGCAGGCCGCACAGCGGGTGTCGACGTCGACCTCCCGGTTGAGGTCAAGGTGGTAGAGCGATGGGAGTAGACGTGGGCGATCTGCCGCCATGCCCAGAGTGCGGGGGGACGGTGACGCCGAAGAGCGGAAACGTCGGGGGTCTCCAGCGACGGTACTGCACCATCCGGTGCCGGGACCGGGCGGCCTATCGACGTCTACAACGAACGCCCGAGCAACGAGCCCGGCGACAGGAACGTCAGAGGGAATATCAGCGCCGGCTTCCCCCGAAACACAAGAGAGCCTACTGGTTGTGGGCCAAGTATCGATTGACGACCGCCGCATACGACGAGATATTCGTAGGGCAGGGCGAGGGTTGCGCACTTTGTGGGGCTGCACCTGGTGATCTGCGGTCACTCGCTGTGGATCATGATCACACATGTTGCCCTGGTTCCCGATCCTGCGGCAGATGCGTCCGGGGCCTGCTGTGCACGCTGTGCAACAAAGGATTAGGACAGTTTTACGGCGACCCCGCCCGCCTACGGGCCGCAGCCGACTACATCGAAGGGTATCAGCGTCGGGCGGATCGGTCGGCCGACGTCCAAGCATCAACGGAAGGAGCACACGTATGAGTCGATGGCGCATGGCCCTGGCGGGCGTGCTGGCCGGGCTGGTAGCGATGATCGGGGCCGCCGGCCCGGCCGCAGCACACACGCTCTACTCGGGGTCACAGGTCTGGTACATCTGGCCTCGGACCAGCCCGAACTGGTCGCACTCGCACGCAGGGATCTGGCATTGGGACACGAAGCTGTGGGACGTCAGCACCGGGGGCGCATACGGTAACGTTCTGACCGTGGCGCTGGCGGTGTACACCTGCCCGGCCGACGCCGCCTGCACCGACGCTTGGCGGGCCTGGGTCGCCGACGCCGTGTCGGCGTGGAACACCGCCACCGAGGACCGGGCGGTCGGCACCCGACGGATCAAGCTGAACCCAATCGTCACCGGCCCGTTGCCGGGCTACCCGAACCCTTGCGGCGACTGGTCGCAGACGCAAGGCCTGGGCCGATCGTACGTCGTGCCGATCTGCTTCGACCCGGGGGGTCCGGGCAACAACGGCGAGTTCGGCCCGTCGTTCGAATGGTCGAACAACGCCTACCACCTGAAGGGCGGGAAGGTCACGGTCTTCGGCATAGCGGCCGGGACGACCTGGCGCCTGTTCAACACGATCCGGCACGAGCTCGGCCACGTGCAGGGGCTTGGCCACCGGGGCGCCTACGGGCACGAGGACCCGTACGCCGGGATGTACCACGCGTACGACCCGACGGGCTCGACCGAGGTCATGGGCTTCGGGAACGACTGGACGGCGGTCTACCCGGACCTGGCGGACGTGCGCTCGGTGATCTACCTCAACGGCGGGGCGCTCCTCCTGAGCGGGAGCTTTTACTGCTGGAACGACCACAGCGGTTGGTGTCCGGGGTACAACTCGGTCGGCTAACGCCTACGCCCAACGCAAAGAGCCCGACCCTGGCGACGTGGGGTCGGGCTCTTGTGGTTCAGGGCCGGTGCTTAGCCGACCGGCGTCACGATCAGCCAGGCGTTCGTGACCGTACCGTTCGACGTCGCACGCTTGGCCTGGAGCGCGAACGTGGTGGTCCCGGCGGTCAGCCCGGTAAAGACCCGGGAGCGGGCAACGCTGACGTACTCGGACTCGTGGGTGTGGGCGGCGGCGTAGTTGCTTGAGGCGGCGACGGTGTTCGATCCCGATAGGTCGACCGACAGGTCGGTTGACGAGCCGGCGCTGGCGCCGACGCTGACAACGGCCCCCCACTCGACTTTGACCCGGGCTCCGTGCGTGACCGCCACCGACGGCGCCCCCGTGAACGTGGCGAACGTCGTCGAGCTAATGGTCCGGTCGCCGCCGCCTTCGTCGTGGGCGGTCGACGGGATCGCCGCGCTGACCAGGCCGTTGTACTTGTCGGCGGTGACGAGTGTTCCGGCGGTCAGGGAGGCTGGGGACTCGTAAGCCACTTGCGAACTCCAGTGCTAGATGCTACGCTAGGGATAAGACAACCGAGGAGGAACGCTGTGAGACGAGCACTGATGGTGGTAGGGCTGACGGTAGCGCTGGCACTGGCCCCGGCAACCGCTCGGGCCGGGTTCGATACGGTGTGCGGGCCGGCGGGCGAAGGTTGCGAGCACTGGACGTACGTACCGCCGGAGCTGCCCGCCCCCGAGCCCCTGTACGACTACGTCTGCACGTCCTCGAGCGAGGCTCCCGAGCCGGTGTGCTACCCGGGCGTCCCCAACGTCACACACTTCTAACGCTGGCGGCCTCTCCGGACCCTGGGTCGTCGGGGCTGGAGGCCGGGCGCTAACGGGGTCCACCGACCCCTAGAACCCGAGCCTGGTCGTCGTGCCGAGCTCCGACCAACCGGCCGTGCCGAGCACCCAGTACTTCCGGGCCTCTAGGGCACTGAGCGCCAGCCCGACGCTCCAGGTGCCCGGCCGGTAGGTGTGGTTCACGCCGACGATCAGACCCTCCTGCGCCAGCGCAGCGCCACCGCCCGGTGGGCTCCAGGTCACGGACACCCTGTCCCAGAGCTCACGCCCGAGCACGTCGTCGGCGTTGTCGTCGGTGACCACGAACGTCACGGCCTCCAGACGCAGGGCGTCGGGGTCCGCTCGTCGTGCCAACTCGTACTCGGCCCGGTGCTGAGCCTCGGACGGCGAGTTGCTGATCGTGGACAACGGAAGGCTCAGCGGACCGTGCGCTGTGATCGAGGCGGAGTCGGAAGCCACGTGGACCGTACCGTTGCGGCGGGAGTTGGTGACCTCGTTCGCCAGGTCGGACGTCGGATCGGCCAGCGCTAGGCCAGTGAACTCGACCCCGCCAGAGCCCGAGCCGGAGTAGGCTGTTGCGACCGCCGAGCCCCAGGCGGCGTCTCGCGGGCGGAACGTGAGCTTCCCCTCCCGACTGACGTACACGGCGCCGGCCTCGGTGACCTCAACGTCTCGCAGAGCCTCCAGCGCCTTGAGCGAGCCCCAGTTGCCGGCGCCCGTGAGCGTGCTCAGACCTTGGTCATCAGCGTCGACCAACCCGTCTGGCAGCCCAACATAGAGGGCAACCTCGCTCACCCGTTGATTGGACACCTCGTTCAGCAAGCCGTTGCGGGCGTTGTAGTGCTGGGTCATGCGCGTCCCGGACAGTACGCTGTTGTAGATCGCCACTTCGTCCAACGAGCCCGACCACGGGGACACGCTGGCGCTGGGCTCGCCGCCCAGGCGTACGAAGCTGAAGGCGCCGGCGCTCCAGGTGGCCGCCGTGGGCCCGAGCACGAGCGTCGTGTCCACGTACATCCGCATGTTGGTGCCGTCGTAGGTGGTGTGGAGCAGATGCCAGGCGCCGTCGTTGTAGCCCGAGCCGGTGAACGTGCCGCCCGTGTCGGCCACGAACCCGAGCCCGCCGGACGTGGTCATGTACCACACGCCGTTCGACTCACGGGTGCTGAGGAACGCCCGGGGCGTGCCGGAGGCCGTCGTGTTGAACCAAAGCTCAAGCGTGAAGGCCGACTGGCTCGGTACGCCGGTGCCGGTCATCTGGGCCAGATAGGACGTGCCGTCCATCGAGATCGCCCCGTTCACGTCGTCGGTGATCGGGTCGCCAACGCTGCGCGTGTGGCCGGACGAGGCGTAGAGGGCATCGAGCCCGTTGCCCGACGAGTCGGCGGCCCAATCGCCCTCGGCGCTGGTTTCCTGGAGGCGCCAGTAGGCCCGGGGCGAGTCGAGCAAGACCTCCCGAACGTAGGGGACCTCGAGGTCGATCGTCGCCAGCACGCCCAGCAAGTCGGTACAGTCGAGCACGGCGATGGCGTCGAGCCCCTGCGGGTAGCTCAGGTCGATCCGGTCGACGAACCCACGCCAGACCGGGGTGTCCACGCTAGTTGCCCGCACGAACGCCGAGCTAGCGCCGTTGACGGTCCAGACCAGGCCCGAGCTATCCGTGAACGACGTGGTCCCGGGGACCTGGTCGAAGTCGGGTGAGGCGACGACGGTACCGTCGATGCCGTTGCGGACCTCGGCGGAGTAGACCAGCCCGGCCAGCGGTTGTGTGGTTCCGCCGTTGATGGCCCCAACCGCCAAGACAGCGCTGGCATCGAAGATGCTCGACCCGGCGCTCAGGGTCACATTGGCGCCCAGCTGCACCCACGTCGTCCCGTCATCGGACGTGAAGAACTGCGTTCGCCCATCGGACTGGCGCCATGTGGCGCGCATCCAGTGCACCGACCCGTCGGTGAAACCAGTCGATGTCGTGGCAGCGGCCGTCAACGAGTTAGCGCCTGTGGTCGATATAAGGAACCTCGGCGCCCCGGACGCCTGCATGCCAAACAAGTAGGCTTGCTGGGTTGTGCTCTGCCACTTGGCGACGAACGTCTGCGAGGCCGCTGGGGTCCAGTCGTCCATGGCGACCTTGAGCCGAAGGTCTATGTCGCCGGTGATGTCCAGCGCCGCAGCGTCCGGTGTGGAGGCGTAGTGCCCACTGGTCCCCGGCAAATCGAGGGCGTACCCGGGCTTGACGATCCGGATCCCACGCCGACGCTTGACGTTAGGGTGGTGGGCCCCGGCCGCGTAGAACGGCTCGAACCGACGGTCCCGGTTGTCCAGGACGACCCGGGCCCGGGACGCCAGGAACCGGCCGTTGACCTCATCCCGTGCCCGGTCGACCGTGAACTCCCGAACGTAGGTGGTGACGTCGGTCCACGTCGGGCTGGCCGTGAACGGCGGGTCAGCGAAGGCGATCTCGACCAGCGGCTTGGGCGTGCTGGCCACTAGGCTCGACCGCCCAGGGCGCTGACGTCAAGCCGACCGGTGTTCGTGAGCCCTCGACGGACGGCCTCGGTGACGTCGGCCAGCGAGCCCAGCAGCGAGCCGCCGACGTAGACGTTCACGACGGGCCCACCGCCGGCCGCCATCCGACCGTTGGGCGTGATGGTCCCGGAAGTGGACGGCGTGAAGATTTCAGGGCCCTGCTCGCCGACCAGGAACGAAACGCCGCCTGACACGGGCCCACCGACGGCCTTGCCGGGCTTGTCCTTGGCCCCACCCAGCCACTCGGGCAGGATGCCCTTGGGCCCGGGGAAGATGTCCCCTGACCAGATGTCCTTGAACGGTTTGGCGGCCTTGGCGGCTTCCTTGCCTATGGACACCAGGGCGTCGGCGACCTTGCGCAGGCTGGCCCCTAGGTCCTCGGCCCAGGCCCGGATCTCGTCCCCGTGGTCCTCGACCCACTTGGACATATCGCCTAGGCCGTCGGCGAGTCCCTTACCCCTTTCGCCGGCGCCGAAGAACCCGTCCGCCAGTCCGGGAAGGATGTCCTTGACCATCGCCAACGCCACGCTGTCCCGAAAGTCCTTGAAGGCTCCGGTCAGTCGCAGCTTAGCCTCGTACAGTTCGTTGGCGCCGTTCTTGGCGCTGGTCTGGGCGTCCGTGGACTTGGCCATGACCAGTTCGAGGGTGGCCTCGGCCTTGGCCTGCTCAAGCGCCGCTCCGGTCAGCTTGTCCTTGCCGTTCTTGAGCAGCTGGCCCTGAACGTCGGCCTCGGAGATGCTGATACCCAGTGACTTAAGCTCGTCCCGCTCGCCCAGCAGGGCCTTCGTCAGAATGGCACTGACGTCCGACGCCGACTTCTGGCCGCCCGACCACAGGCTCAGCGCGTGGGACAGACCGGTCAGCTCTTTGGTGATCTCGGTCGCCCGGTCACGCTGGAAGCCCATCGGGACCAATAGGTCCTGGGTGGCGGCGGCGAGGTTCAGAAGCTCACGTCGGGACAGGCCCATAGCGTTGGCCGTGCCCTCGGCCCACTTCGATACGTCCTTGAGCCCCTCACCGAAGACAGTCCGGATTTTGCGCTCTTGGCTGTCCAGCTGAAAGCCCAGCTTTGTCATATCGACGCCGACCTTAACAGCGGCGGCTCCCGCCAACGCCAGCCCGGCCGCCGCTGCGAGCCCGATCTTCTTGGCCGCTCCGGCGAACTTGCCGCCGGCGGCCTCGGCCTCGCCGAACGCCCGCTTCAGGTCTTTCTCGTCGCCGATGAACCGGACGACAATCGCTTTGCCGGCCATCAGTCGAGTCCTACCTTCCCGATCAAGTCGTCGATCATGTCCTCGAGTGCCCGCTCCAGGTGTCCGCGCTCGGCCTCAGCCGCCGGAAAGATGTACCGGCCCCTGGCGACGTAGGCCCGTGGGTGTGAGTCACCTCGACCTATCCCGCCGCCGGCGTGTGGCTTGTTGCCGAACTCGATGAACCCGGCATACGGAACTCGGGATGCCACGGACGCCGACCGCTGGGTGGCCCGCCCGGACCACGACTCCGCCAGGCGCCCGGACCGACGGGGCAGCTTGCCCGCCAGCTTGCGGGCGAAGTCGTCGGCGACGACCTTCAGACCCTTGCGCAGGTCCTTGGCAAGCTCGGCGTCGGCTTTCTTGAGTGCACGCGAGAGCTCAGACAGACCCTCGACCCGAATCGTTGGGCTACCTGCCACGTCGTCGCACCTCCGCTAGCTGGGCCGCCGTCCGCTCCTGCCACGCCTCGTACCGGTAGAACTCGATCCAGCGCAGGTACTCGTCCTGCGACATCCGCAGGCGCATCTCGTCGAGCGTCATCCCGCCTAGGTCCCGGCAGAGTCGGTGCTCGAAGGCGGCGTCGCCTCGGCTAAAGGGTGCATGCGCTCGTCGACCTGTTCCGGGAGCATGCCCGAGAGCCTGAAGATCGCCTGCCGGATCTCCGTGAACTCCTGGCCCGCTGACGCCGGCGCTACTGCCCGCCAGGCCCGGACCTCGTCCAGCGTTAGCGCCGGGTCGGCCAAGCCCTCCGCCAACACCACGTTCTCGAACTCGTCACCCGAGACCGTATCGTTCTCATACGCTGCAAGCACTCGGCTGGCCGCCGCCCGGGACATGCCCCGACAGACGAACTCGCCGAGCTCGGTGCTAACGACCTCGGTGAGCCGCGTATCGACCATCAGATCCGCCTTTGAAACCGCCATTTGCGTTCTACCGCCTCTCAGGTCCACGGAGAGCACTTAGCCCCCCGTCTGTGGATGATTGCCTTAGGTGCCTGTCGCTCGTGCCTGTGCGGGGCTCTGGTGGACCCCGTTAGCGCCCGGCCTCCACGCCCAGCGACCCAGGGGCCAAGGGCCGGTAGCGCCGGCCGCTTAGAACGTACCGACCGTGACCGCTCCGTCCACTTGGAAGCTGGCGGCGAACTCGGCGATCCCGTCGTAGGCCTCGCTGATCGTGAAGGCTGTGACGTAGGCGTTGCCGCTGTACTTGACGTCGCCGGTGGTCGAGCCCTCGGGCCCGAAGATGAACGCCCGGGTGGCTGTGTCGTCGGCGATCGTGCCGAGCACCGTGGCCGAGCCGGTGGACGTGGTGTCGTCCCAGATGCCGTTAATCGTGAACGTGTTGTTCTGGAGGCCGGGGACGAACGTGCGGGCGGTGGCGCCGGCGCTCGACTTGTCGATCATGTCCCGGCTGCTCATGGGCAGCCCGTCTACCGACCGGACGCCGACGATGATTCGGGACGCCGTGCCGTCGTGAAGCTCGAGATGCAGGTCAACGCCGCGTGCCTCTGCCATGGTGGGTATGCTCCTTAGGGTCGGTCGTACACTTCTACGTCGAACGTGGCGGCCAGGTAGTCGGTACCGGCAACGGTGACCGTGGACGGGATGGCTCGGACCAGGCGGGCTGTGGCCAGGCCGCCCAGCGTGGGGTCGCCCTCGAGCGCTGCCCGCACGGATTTGGTCCCGGACTTGGCCAGGTAGGCCGCGAGGTCGGTGAACGCCGTACGGTCGGAGGCCCGGCCCACGAGCACGTGAACCGTCCAGGTCTCGAGCGCCGGGGACGTGCCGGAGTAGGTGTCGAACTCGACGCTCGGTACGCCAATCACGGCGGCAGGCGGGACGATCGAGTCCGGGACGAAGGGGTAGACCCGAAGTCCCGAGATGGTTGAGAGCCGGGTGTCCAGGGCCGTAGCGATAGCGGCGACGGTCACACCGCACCCCACGGCCGACGGTATGGGGCGATCAAGCGCTCGACGTCGGGATCCGGGCGCCAGGGGACCAGGACGGGCGAGTCCTGCCAGCCCGCCACGCCGCTCGGCGAGTGCCGACGGCTGAACAGGCGGCCGGCCTGAATCAACGTGGCGGCCTCAACGGCCTTGGGCACGGCGGCCCACCCCCACTTGGCAGTGACTTTGACAGCTCCCGAGCGATAGGTGGGCCAGAGCTTGCTGGCGCCCCACGTGATCGCCAGGGACGTCCAGGGCCAGCTGTCAGCGGCGGCGTTGAGCGGCTCGACCACGAAGTCCGTGTCGATCGTCCAGGACGTCTCGAACGTGGTGACCGTCCCGTCGTCGTCGGTGGCGACCAGGAGGCCGGTCGTGGTGGCGAAGTCGTCGACGGCCAGCGGACCCGTCGGGGACAGCGCGGTGTAGTACCGGGCCACCGCCGAGCCATCCTGCCAGAACCGGCGGTTGGTGGCCTGGTCGATCTGGCGGGACGCCGACTCGATCGCCCGCTCGAGCAGGGCGTCGTCGGCGGTGTCGGCCGTCTCGATCCGCAACGAGTCCTTCAGGTTGGCGAGGGTCGCATACCCGTTGGTGATAGCCACTACTTCGGTCCCTTCCCGGGCTTGACAGGCTGGGTGAGCTGGTCGATCAGAGTCTCCAGGAGCTTGGGGTCAATCAGCGGCTCGGACGTCGGGTCTTGCCGGCGCTGGGCTAGCTGCGCCTCCTGGACCGCCCGGAGCGCTGCGAGCTGCGTGTCCCGTTGCATCTGAACCAGGCGGTCAAGCGTGCTGTCGGTATGCGTCCGGGCCTCGGCGAGCTCTCGCGTAAGCTGCTCAGACAGGGCGGTCAGGCGCTGGAGCAGGGCCTTGTTCTCGGACGCGAGCGCCTTGACGACCTCGCCGTTGGACAGCACCTGCTCGGCGATCGTCTGGACCTGGACGATCAGGGCGAGCTGTTGCTCGGCCAAGATGTTCGACGTGCGGATCAGACGCTCAATCCGGGCGTCCTGTCGAGCGGCCGTAACCTGCCGCTGACGGCCGCCCTGAACGATGGCGACCAACGCCACGACGAGCAGGACGACGGTCATAACTACCGTGAGAACGTTTAGGCGCAGCGTCCAACGGGCAGATTGCATGGTCATCAGATCGCCCCCGCAACCTTGAGCGAGAGGGTCACGGCCAGAACCAGGATCGACACGAACGCCCCAATCATGGTTCGCGTGGCCCACTCTTGGCCGGCCTCCAGCTTGGACACACGCGTATCCTGGGCCTTCACTACGATCTCGAACACATCCTTCGACACGAACACCCGACGCATGTGCTCAGCAAGCACCGCCACGTCAGGCTCTGTGGTTGGGGTTGAGGGGGCCAACGAGGTACCTCCGATAGGGTGTACAGGGCCCGGCACCCGGCGGCTAGGGCGGCTCTATACCGCTGGCGCCGGGCCCTGGCGAGACGAGTGCTACAGCTCGGTGACGCTCGTGACCGTCGAGGGCTGGGTCACGGGCAGCGTGTCACCGTTGACGGCGATCAGCAGGGCCGAGGCAGCGCAGCCGAGCGTACCGTTGCCGGCGGTGTGCTGGACGCGGACGTAGCGGCGGAGGTTATGGGCCGAGACGCTAAGCACCCAGCACTCGTTCGTCTCGTCGGCGGCGGTCGTGATGATGGTGGCCCCAGTCGACGGGAGGTCAACGTCAGCGAAGGTGCTGTCGTCGGCGCTGTCCTCGAGCTCGAACGTCGAGGCGATGTCGTTGGCGCCGACGTGGTAGATCGCCATCAGGCGGTCGAAGCCCTGCATGTCGATCGAGGCACCGTTCACGGATGTGTTGTCCCGGAGCGCCGGGGGCACCGACACGCCGACCTTCAGGTGGTCGGACGGGGTGTGGATTGCAGGCACGGTAAGGTTCCTTTCGGGTTGGACGTTGGGGGGCCGGCGGACCGACCCCCCAACGGGTTGGCTACTAGCTGGTCCGGTCGATCGCTGCGTACGCTGCGGTCTGCTTGACGATGGCGTCGGACCGCATGAAGCCCACGAAGGCGACCTGGAGGTTGTCGGCGAACCTCTCGTCGAGGCGGAGGACCGTGATCCCGGCGACGTCCCGGATCAGGTACGCCTCCCGGAAGTTGCCGAAGAACACCGGGCGCTTGCCGGAGCTGTCGGCCTCGACGCTCGGGTCGATGACCACTGGGTAGCCGAGCAGCATGTCCGGAGTGCCGGCCTGCATCGACGGCTGCCAGAGGGTCGTGTTGTCAGACGAAATGCCCGTCTTGATCTTGCGGACGGCGGCGAGCGTGGCGTCGTTCATGACAAACGAGGTGCCGGGCATGCGCCGGTAGGCCGGGTCGATCTGGTGGATGAGGCTGATGAGGTTGTCGAAGGTGATCGCAGCCGTGGTGTTCACGTCGAGCGTGGTGTCCCGGCCGACGTCGATACCCGTGGGCTGGTTGACGCCGGTGCCCAGGATCCAGTGATCGGCCTGGATGCGCCCGATGCGCTCGCCGAGCGCCTTGCCGACGTACGCGGGCACGTCAATAATGGCGTCCTGGAGCAGGATGCGGGACGTCTTGACCATGTCCGAGCTGTAGAGGTAGGCGCCCACGGCCTTCTGCCCGAACGAGATGTCGGCGACAGTGGTCGCTGCGTTCTCGGCGATGATCTGGCCCTTGATGGTCGTCTGGTTCGACGTGGGCATGTAGAGGGTCTGACCGTTGCCGGTTGTCAGGTTCTCGGCCAGGGCCCGGAGCCCGCCGAAGTCCTTGAGCTTCTCGATGATGGTCGCCCGCATCGAGTCCGGCACGAGGAACCCGCCGAGCTCGTCGTTGCCAGCGGCCTGGGCAGACGTGCCACGAATCTCGGTACCGTGCTTGAGATACGCCTCGAACTGCGAGCGGTACTCGTCGACCGCTGGGGCGGGGGCGCCGCCGCCGGCGACGGGCTGGCCCGTGCTGGACTCGAACGCGGCGGCCAGCTTGGCCGAGCGCTCCTCGGCGCCGATCTTGGCGGTCAGAGACTCGACCTCGCCGAGCATCGCCTCGTGCTTCGACAGCTCGTCGGCGGTGAACGACCGGCCCTCGGCGTCGGACAGAAGCTTCTTGGCTTCCTCCCACACCTGCGCCCGGCGGACGTGCAGTGCACTTGCGGACATGCTAGTTCCCTCCTAGGTAGGCACGCTGGAGCGCATGGCGCCGGCGAGCGGACTCGGTTCTTGCGACGTCGTTGAGCCATGCTTCCTTGCTGCGTGCGGCGACTGCAGTGTCGGCGTAGGCCGGCCAGGCGACCACGGAGACCTCGGCCAGTCGGACCGACCGGAGCTCACGGACCGTCTGTCCGTCCTCCTGAATCCAGGCCTCGCCGCCCGGCTCGACCGCGAACCTGAAGCTCATGCCCGACAGGTCGCCCCGACGGATCTGCGCCAGCAGCGACCGGGCCTCGGGCATGTCGGGGTTCAGATCGGCCTCAACCTTGAGCCCACGGCCGTCCTCCCAGAGCCGGAGCGTGCCGGACTTGTTGCGGGCGAACACCGGCGGGACCTTGTGCTCGAGCAACAGACGGATGTCGTCCTCGGCCAGGGCTCGAGAGAAGGCCCCAGGAACAATCCGTTCGTACGCCTTCAGCTCCGGGATGTAGGACTTGGTCCCGAACACGGCGGCGTAGCCCTCAAGCCCGCGCTCGCCGACCGGAGTGAAGGACCCGGCGCCTCGAATCTCTGTGTGTTCCATAGGTCTAGCTCCAGTGCGTAGATGGGTGGGACGTGGGTGGACCCCGTTAACGCCCGGCCTCCAACCCCGACGACCCAGGGGCCTGAGAGCCGATAGTCGTTAAGCGTTGGCGCTGGGCTTAGGAGCCGTAGACCCCGAGCGACACGAGATGGGCCCGCATGCTCTCGACTTGGGTGCGCAGAGCGTTGACCTCATCCATCAGGCGTCGGTAGTTGTTGTTGGCATTGCTGGCCACGGTGGACGAGTAGCTGTTCGCCAGGGCCACCAGGGCCGTGCCGGTCGTGCCGAGCGTTCCGGTGGTGGTGCTGGGGGACGCCGGGCTGGCGGCGGCCGACTTGGACACCAGGGCGCTCGTGTCAGCGGGCGGGCCGGCAGGGCCCTCGGGGCCAGCTGGACCGGCAGGGCCAGCGTCACCGGCCGGACCTTGGGGGCCGGGGACGGTCGAGGCTGCGCCGGTTGGGCCGGCTGGGCCTTGGGGACCAGGGACCGTGGAGTCTGCGCCGGCCGGACCAGCGGGACCAGCGGGGCCGGTCGGGCCTTGGGGGCCTTCGGGTCCGGCGGGTCCTGCGCCGCCGTTGCCGAGCACTGCCTCGAACAGGTGGCGTGAGCCGGTGGGGAACCAGGCCTGCGACTCCAGTGCATCCCAGCCGGACACCTAGACCTCCTCGCCGGCGGGCGGGGCCGGGGCCGGCGGAGCGGGCGGCTGAGCGCCGGGAGCGATCGTGGCCCCGTCAGCTTTGAACTCGTCAAAGTCGTCGCCACCCGGCACAGGCGCGCGATTCTCCAGTTCTCGCACCTCATTGCGGTTCAGGATCCGGGCCTTGAGCGCCACGTGATAGGCGTTATAGCGGTCGAGCGTCTGGCCCCGGAGCAGGTCGTCGGCCAGGAACTCGGCGCGGGTGCCGCGGGGCAGGAGGGTCGACACCCGGCGCTCGATCCGGCGCATGTGCGGGCGCAGGGTGTAGGTCAGCAGGGAGATGCCCTGCTCTTCGACCCCGGAGCCGGCCTGCGGGGCGGCGGCATCCTCGGCCAGGAACGCCGGCGGGACCCCGAAGATCCGGGCCACGTCTCGGACGCCGAAGCGGCGGGCCTCGATGAACTGGGCGTCGTCGGGGTTGATCGACAGCTGCTGGGTCTTGAGCCCGGAGTCGAGCAGCGGGACGTCGTGCGCCCGGTCGGCGCCCTGGGCCCGGGCCTTGAACTGCGACTTGATGCGCTCGGCCTGGTCCTTGGTCAGCGGCTGGTCGGTGGTCAGCGCCACGCTCTGGAGCAAGCCTTGGGCCCACATGCGAGCGGCTGCCCGCTCGGCGGCCTGGGCCGAGCCCAGGGCGTTCCGCACGACGCCGACTGGCGACAGGCCCCTGAGGCCATCGAACCCGAGGCCTGGGATGTGCAGCAGGGCGTCAGGGCCGAGCACGGCGGCCGGGCGGTCAGGCGTGGTGACCGTGTACCGTCGGCCGGCGGGGTTCAGGTCGCTCGGCGGCACGGACTCAACAGTCACACGGCTCGGATGCACCGGCTCGACAAACAGCAGGCCGCCGAGACCGTTTCGCTCCAGCGCCAGGAAGGCGTCGCCCCAGAGCAGGAGGTGGGTCACCACGGTTTCCCAGAGCTCGACGGACGTCTGCGCCCGGCTAGGCTCCTCGAGCCACCGGACCTTGACCGGCTCCTTACCGTCGGCCCTCTCACGAAAGGCCTTGAGCGGGAACCCACCGATCGTGCCGGCGATCAGTGCAACCGACCGGAACACGGCGGTTAGGGCTAGCGAGCCCTCGGGCGACACGCTCTCCCCGCTGTACGAGTCGAACGCCGGGCCGAGATACTTGACGATCTCGGACGACGAGAGCGGGACGTTGGGGTTCTCGATCGAGCGTCGGAACCAGGCCATGCGGTTAGCTCCTCCTACCAGACGGATGGGCCGGGCCTGGCGCCGGCCACGGTGGCCCGAGCGTGGGCGACCAGGGCGGCGATGGCCGCGTCGATCTTGCGGGGCGAGTCCTTGTGCTCCTTCGAGACCACGTCGCCCCAGGCCGTCGGCACGGCGTCGGCGTTAGCGACGTGGCGGGCGAGGGTCGGGTTGCCGTCGTGGGTCACGGCGCCGGACGTGAGCGCCCCGTAGAGGCTGGCGACGGCGGCCGCCATGCGCTGGCGGGTCGGCGGATAGGCGACCACACGCTGGGGGCCGTAGGCGAGCGCCCACTCCTCGATCTCGCGCTCCCAGTAGCTAGGGTCGGCGGCGAGCTCGGCAACGTGCCACGTGGCGAACGCTCGGTGCACTGCGGCCTCGACCTCGGCCCGGGGTACCCGCCAGTCGGTCGGCGCGTGCGCCGGCCGCTCCCAGACGCCAACCACGAACAGGTGGCGGTCGGCGGTGCAGCCGACGAGCGCCGTCGAGTCCTGCGACCACGAGCCGTCGAAGCCGAGCCAGACAGCGGTTCCGGCGCTTGGGGCGCCCCGGTCGGGGCGGGCGGCTCCGGCCCACAGGCCCTCAGGAAGCCACGCCTCGCGGGTGGCTGTCCATGCGCCGAGCCGGAACCGGCGGAACTCGTGCTCGGGCAGGCGGCTGCGATCAAACTCCATCGACTCCAGGAACCCGGGCTCGGACGCCGACGGGTTCGCCTCGGCCCAGGCCGTCCGGTCGTCAAGCGCTGACGCTGGTTCGGCCGGCTCGTAGATCCGGGCCCACAGCGTGGGGTCGGCGGCCCGGGCGGCGGTGTACAGGTCGTGCGCCAGGCCGGCGAGCACGTAGCCCGGCGTCGTGATCCCGAAGAGCAGGGCGTCGGGCCTGGCGGCCCCGGCCATCTGCATGCCGTTCCAGACTTCGTCCGAGCGCTGGAGGTGCACCTCGTCGAACAACACGAGATGGGGGTTAATACCCTGGGAAGCCTGGAAGTTCCCCGGCCTTAGCTCCAGAAACGAGCCGTTATGCGGGTTCTCCAGGCGGTTCTGGTAGACGTGGAGACGGTCCCGGAGGCCGGGCCGGCCGCACAGCGTCTGCACCTCACGCCAGAGTACGGACTTGAGGTTGCGCTCTGAGTCGCTGACAGCGTACACGTGGCGCTCGGGGAGCAGGAGCAGCTCGCTGAGGGCGAAGGCGGCGGCCAGCGTCGTCTTGCCGTTCTTGCGGGGGACCTGGACATAGGCGATGCGGGGCCGGCGCTCGGTGCCGAGGGCTCGCACAACCTCTTCTTGCCACGGTCGCAGGGTCAGCCCGGCGAGTTCACTGAGAGCCCAGACCCGAGCCTTGGCCAGGTCGGCCGGCCGGCCCGACAGGTCGGGGGCTAGGGCGTTGCGGAGCTTGGGCCCTGCGGCTAATGCCACGGGAGCACCTGGGTCAGCCACAGTGCGTTAGCGATGGCCCAGCCGGCGGCGGTGCCGGCGACGAAGGCGGTCAGTCGGGACACGGGGCCCTCCCGGCCGGGGTGTGAGAGGCAAAAAACGAG